GCGCTTGGCAAAGCTGGCAATCGTGGTGTCGCAGTTCGATCCCTCGAACTTCGCGTCAGTCACGCGGATGATGACTTTCCAACCCTTGGGTGTGGATTTGCAGATCAATTGTTTTCTCATGGTGTAGTCCTTTCTAAGAGGGGGTGGGGAGCCGAAGCCCCCGGTTGATTAGGCTTGCTTTGTTGCCTTCAAGATACCTGACTTGCAGGCTTCACGGTTCCATTCGGTGGTTCCGATAACGTACCACCACCATTCAGTTTCAGCTTCTGGGTGGCCGTGGTGCCAAGTTACTGAATACTCGCCTGTGCAAAAACAGATTGCGCCAACGCCAAAATCTTCTGCTGTGACGGCGCTGTCTTCGGGTTCGCCCCGGCTTGTCGCTGCGTTAACCCAAGACCACTTAACCCCAGCCTTGCCTCCAGCAACAGGCTCAACATTTTGAGGATTGGCCAGCTCTACCTTAAACGTGCTGCCGTTTTTCTCAACGAACCAACCGCCAGTAGAATTGGGGCGCTTGGTTTCGCCAACCCAACTGCCCTTTTTCCCGTCTGTAAAATCAAAAACTTGCATTTTGTATTCCTTTCTAAATCTTTCTATACAATTAATATAAGACCCCCTGCAATAAATACAAGGGGTCAGAGAAAAGTTTTTTATTGTTGTTAGTTTTCGGTAGCTTAGATGTTCTTACCAGAGGCTCTAAGATTGCTGGTAAATGACTTCAGCTCATTACGCGCATAGAATAGCTTGTTCTGGGCGTTGGGGTTCGGATCGCTTCTAAGGCTGTCATCCTGCGCCCGGTCCACCTCAGAGCGCAGCCACTGGAGCTGTGATGACTGGAAGGCTGTCAGGTCACTGTCATTCATATCACGATACTCCCAAGCCACAGCGCGGCTATAATCGATGCCACAGCAGCCCCCCACAACGTAATAAACTTAACGTGCTTACGCTCTAAAAATAATGGCTCTAAGCCCTCTTCATGTTCCATTTCTAAACTCCAGTATCTGCTTTGACGCATCCGCTGCGCCCTTGCCTACAATCACTTTATGGCCAACACCCTCAAGGTATCCAATCATTCCTTTCTGTTCGGGGGAAAGTCGCCCACCCGAAACCCTCTTCATCTCAACCCACAAATTCCACTGTGGGATAAAAAGATCTGGTATGCCCCGCACCACGCCTTCCGCCTTCAATCGCTTGGCCACGGTGATCGCTCGCTTCTCTCCATTTGGTATCGCAAAGATCAGCACGTTTGGATACTGAACCCGAAACCAATTGATAAAACCAACTTGCTCTGAATGCTCAGAAGGGGATGTCTTCGAGGTCGCTGAGATTAGCGTAACCCCCGAAGCCTTGCGTCTTCGTCTCATGTTTTCTCTCCACTTGAGTATAATCAAACTGCACGATCTCTTGATATCGCGGGTCATGGTTGGATGGCTTAACCTTAATCTTGCTAGGCTTAACCCAAAACTGGCATTCGTTGAGTGCATCATCCGTGCTGTTGGCATCAGAGGTCAGCAACGCCTTGCGAGCTTTGTATCGGCTCTCAGCATACCCACCGTGATCTGGACATAGCCACTCGCTCACAGCCATCAGCCCGGCGTAATAAGTCACCTTCACGCTGTCTGGCTTGCCCTCTTTCTTATGCCGGGCATACGCCACGCTATCCACGTCATACCACTCAGCCACCACCTGAGACGATAGCATGGCCCCACGGTAGCTGCTGGCGCTGTGGTTGAGTGTCGGCGCAGGAAACTCGAACCCGCACTCAGGACAGATCTGACAGGCTGCGTGAACCATTGTCTGGCACTTCTCGCACTGCTTAGTAGGAGCCACGCCGTCACCGCTCGACATTTTATCCTTGGGCTTTACCTGATCGATAAACCCGTGACGCTCGACATTCTGTCCGTAATCCAGAATCAGGCAGTTTTCCTTGCCGTCAGCAATCCGCGTCCCACGGCCAACCATCTGGACGTAAAGGCCCGTCGAGGCCGTAGCCCTAACCAAAGCGACTAGATCAACTGGTGGGTGATCGAACCCCGTGGTCAACACGTTTACGTTAATCAGGCAGCGCAGCTCACCGCTCTTGAAGTCTGTAATGGTCTTCTCGCGAACCTTGTCGCTGTCTGTGCCTGTCACTACGCCAACTGCAATATCGTGGGCCTCAAATTCATCAGCCAACATATTAGCGTGGTTGACCCCACTGCTGAACACCAGCCAGCTTTTGCGATCCGATCCAAGCCGCACGATCTCTTCGACAGTAGACCTCACAAGCTCTGGGTCAGACGCCGCCGTGGCAAGCTGGCTCTCAATAAACTCACCGCCCCGCTTGCCAACACCCTCCAGATTGATCTGCTTCACGCCACCCTTGCTGATCACAGGCGACAGGTATCCTTGCTCCATTAGCATGGCCACTGGGATGTCGTGGGCAATCCCGTCAAAGATCGCGCCCTTGCCCTCATGCAGATACCCGCTGTCCAGCCTGTATGGCGTAGCCGTAAGCCCCACCACCTTCACGTCTGGATTGCACACCTTCAGATCAGCAATGAAACGATTGTACCTAGTCTCAGTATTTTTGGGTAGCAAGTGCGCCTCATCGATCAGAACAAGATCTGGCGCAGGCACAATGTCATACGCCCTCTCCCAGATCGACTGGATGCCTGCAAACGTGATTGGTCTGCCTAGCACCTTTTGCTTCAAACCTGCGCTGTAGAGGCCAAAATCAGCCTCTGGGTACAGCTTTAGCAACCCATCTGCCCCTTGCTCCAACAGCTCCTTCACATGCGTCACAACCAGCACCCGTGTGCCTTGGAAGCCCATAGCATCCTTGATCAACTGCGCGATGATCGCCGTCTTTCCAGATCCAGTCGGCGCAACGATCAGTGGGTTGTCCCCAGCCTTGCCAGCCCAGTAGTTGTACAGGCCGTCAATCGCATCTTTCTGGTAGTCTCTTAATTCAAAAGTCATGGGACAGAACTCTTTTTTCTATTTTTAGCCTTGCAGCCACCGCTTCGTTCATCGTGGCAAAAGTTCCAAGATTGGTCTTCTTGCCATCAATATTGGCAGAGGCTCTCCATTTGTTTCGGTCTTTTAAAAAGCTCACACCTTTAACTCCAGAAGTATTTGACTTGCTCAACCTAGTGTTCATGGCTTGCTCTTTAGCCGTAACCTCACGCAAGTTTTCGATCCTATTATCGCAGCCGTCATGGTTTATGTGATCAACAGAATTAGGCCAAACAGGATAATGGCCATGATACAAAAAGAATGCCACACGATGCGCTAACAACTTTTTTTGAACACCAAGATATGATGAGCTACCCGTCAAATAATCACAGGTGGATCTCTTCGTTCTAAAGCGGCGATTAAAAGCTACCCTGCCACTGCGCTGGATATTGTACTTAGACGCCTGACCAGCCGCGCTTACAAACGAACTGCCCTCGCCAGTGTCATAAAAATCTTCTGACAAACGATCACAGGCATATATTAAACCGATCTCAGAATCATATCGATATAACCTACGCATCAATTCTAAATTTTCCCACCAATTATGTTTCATTTACAATTCCCTCCAGAAAATCATTCGCATCCTTAACGGCGTCTTGGATTAACTGCCCATTCATGTCGTTTTCGATAGCTTTAGAAACCAAATACTCAACCAAACCGTTTTCAATATAACCATTTATTGCAGGCCAGTGATTCGCCATTTTCTTATTAATGATGAAATTGACCATGATGATTGAAATGTCTTTGTCACTTATTTTACCCGGCATCACATCCAACATGATCGCAATTACTTCACCTAGTTCTTTGCGGTTCATCACTGCATCCTCCCGTCGAATATCTCTTGGCTATTGCCCTGATTGCGGATGACCTCGCCAGTATCCTGATCCTCGTATTCAACGAAATCATCACCAGCGTCCGTCACAACAAAATCTTTCGGCATGATCTGTGGGATGTACAAATGCTCGCTGCACGTCTCAACAGGCTTGCCCTTGGCGCAGCTCCACGTCCCATTCTTCTCAGGCGTCACATGGCTGCACGTCCGACAGCTCACCTCTGGGATCTTGCACCCGTGGCAGACAGCCCAGTAGCTGCAAAATTTGCACTGCCAGTTGCTTGGGTCTTCGTGCAGCTTAGAGGGTGGTGTTGCCGAAAACACAATGTTCTCAGCCTTGCTGACCAACAGCTTGGCCTCCGCCTTGTCGAGCTTAATCCGCTCGCCGTACATCTCATCTGTGTTCTTGTTGACCGCAAAGAAATAGCACCTGTCGATCCCCGCCAAGTGCATCCCGATCTGACACTGCGCCCAATACACTGGCTTGGACTTCTTGCATCCAAGGTTCTTCAGAGCCTTGAAGTTCTTCTCGTTCATCGTCTTAAACTCTAAGGTGTGTGGCTTGCTGCTTTCCTTAAACCCCTCACCCACGCCGTCTAAGCTCAATGCAAAGTGACCGCCGCAAGCCTCGAACCTAACCTGCAATCCAGTGTCTGGATCTTTCTCCCAGACCTTAACGCCGACAGCCCGAAGGTTTGACACCACCCGATCCTCTTCACGGTCACCCGTCTCAAAAAGACGAAGCATCCTACCATCGAAGCTAGGACGCCAAGCATGTCTGAATTGATACCACAGAGCGCGGCTGCAATCGTTGCCGATCTGGCTTCCGCCCAAGTGTGGCCGATGCTCATTCTTGCGCCTGTCTTTGTAGTATTGGTAAATCGCCTCAATCGTCTCTGGCGTGGCCATTGGCTCAAGGTTCATTGAAACACCCCCATCATGTTTAACGATAGGTTAATGATGAAAACTATCACGATATATTCTAGCATTGTACCCTCCTTCTATTCATAAAATGGGGCAGACCAGCCGCCCCATCATAGAAAAGAACTATCGCTTCCAAGGTGGCGTAGCTGTGCCACCACTAGCAGCCGCAGCCGCAGGAGCTGGTGACGCAGTCGCACCGCCAGCCGCTGCATACTCCTTGATGTCGTTAGACGCGCCGTACTGTCCGTCCGCTGGCTTAACTGCCAGCTTAACCATCAGAGGTTTGTCGCGCAGCTCCATGCTGTCCTTCGGATTGTTGACACCGATAGAGCGACAGATGCTGGACAGACTGCGCTGGGCAATCTCAACAGCAACGCTGTTCGGGTTCTTCAAGTTAAGGCGATCAAACACCTTGCGACCCGCATGTTGGCCATCGATCACTTCAATCGTGAGCTGAAGGTATGAGCCAGTCATCGCCTTCGTTGGCTTTTCTTCGGTGTCAGTTATGACAACCTTGTACCAATCCGCAGGTAGCGGTTCGTATGATGTTGCTGGTTCGATTTCCAGTGCGTTAAATCCATTTAAGTCCATTTGAGTTTCTCCTACTCTGTTATAAAGTCTGCAAAAGGGTTGCCGCCGTCAAACGTAAACGGCAGAGGTTCGCTTATGTTGAAGCGGTTTTTAGTAACTGACGATGCCTGTGGGAAGCAGATAATCTCGCGCTCCCCAGTGCTAATCGCACGTTTCTTGTCGCCCTCACCGCCACGGACAAATGTCTTCAGTCGGATTAATCCAACGAGATCGCAGTTGTCAGTGTAGTGTGGGATAGACTTCTTATGCATCCGCACCGTGTACCGTGCGAATGGGTCCATGTCTGGCAAGTCCAACGTCTCAGTGTCAGCGTGGCCAATGAAGATCACGTTCATGTCGCGCTCATATGCAAGTGACCCAGCCCACTCGCGGATCTGCCGATGCTTCTCAGCAGCCGTGCTGTATCCCGCGCCGTATCCACCGCCAGCTTGGTTTATGCTTTTGGCTTTAGGATCAGACGCCACAATCTCGCTCTCAATCAGCGTGGCCAACTGCGTGATGCTGTCGATGACCAGTGTCTTGTGTTCATGCTTCTCCGTTGCCAGAGCCTCAATCGCATCCAGAACATCCTGAGTGGACGTGGCCAGCGGAAACATGCTGACGCTGTCATTACCTGTCAGACTAGCCGTACCATCTTCTGTACGGATAAAGACAGGATTGGGAAACATAGCCGCCAGCGTGGTCTTGCCCATGCCGCCCTCACCAAAGAGCGTGGCAATGATTGGTCGTTGGCCCGTAGGCTTCGACAGTGATTTAAGATTAATAGCCATGATTGTTATCCCTGTCTGTTGCCTTTGAACGGACTGTAAGAGGATTTTCTTTGACGAACAGCTCATACCCCTTAAAATATAATGCCGTCATCCAAACCTCTGATTCTTTAACAGTCCTAAAGTGTTCAACTTGATCCATGTTAACGACCACTACTCCGTGATCTTCGCCATCGTGTTGACCCATCAATGTCAATTCAATTAAGCAAGCCATTACCAATCCTTCCCAAATACAAGGCCGAAAACCTCATCTAAAATTTCATCCATTGTTCTCTCCATTTTACTTCTCCTTTTTTAAATTCTTAGGCCGCATCTTTGGCCTCATTGATTTCGATGGCACATCTGTCTTTATGCATTGCGCCATACTGTCCCGGTACTCCGCGTAGATTACGGGGTATATTTTATCCATCGCCGCAGCGCAGGATGGTTGGTTTTCAAAGGCGACACGAAATTCATTTTCGTGAGCGCCGTTAACTTCCAAAGAGTAAGTGACCACCAGCATGTACCAGAAGGTCATTACAGAACCTCGACTTTAACGCCGATCTTGCCCTGCTTAGTTTCAAAGGCATCAGCAATCTTGGCCCACATCCGGTGTTCTTTCTCCACCAGATATTTGCAGCCAGCCGCGTCAGCCGATAATGTCACCTTCACCGGGTGCATGTTCTCAGGAATTTTATGTTTGATTTTTTCCCAAACGATGGCGTCAACCTTGCGAGACACAGGCTGTGTCAGCGTGATCTTATGCTCATCAAGTTTGTGGGTAATGGAGCCTTCACCCTTGGCTTCTAGTGCCTCAGTGATTTGCTCTTCTATCGCGTGGCGCTGTGCGATAATCTTTTTTTCTAACGCCTTTACTTCTAGCCACTGGGAGGCCAATCCATCGATATTGCTCATTGCAATTTCCTTTCGATTCTCTTTTTCACACTCTCTACAGAAATCGGTTTACAGAAAGATTTGCAGCCTGTAAAGATATTTTTGTACATAATCGCAAAAAAGGTGAAAAATGCAAAAACTAATACCAATAGACGATATTAGGGTCGCGCTCCAAGATCGCCGCCTGACTGTCGTGGCAGAGCGGTGTGGCCTATCCCACCCCACTGTTAAATCAATCGCCACGGGCAACGAACAAATCAGCCTTACAACGTGGAAAAAACTTAGCGAATATCTAAGCGAGGCAGAATGAAATTCCCAGTTGAAGACTACTGCGCCAAGCTGGGCTGGTACTTAGTCACGATCCCCGCAGGCTCAAAAGGCCCAACGAGATTTGGATGGCAGCAACCAGAGAAGGCATTGTCTGATCCTGATGCAGCGCGGCTGTATTACGAGCAGAATCCAAACCATAATGTAGGTCTACTACATGGAGCCAGCGGCACATGCGCCGTTGATATCGATAACGTCGAATGGACAAAGATCATCTTTGAAGAGCTGGGAATAGACTTCTCCGCACTTATGCAGTCCGCACCCCAAATCATTGGGCGTGAAAACCGTGGCAAGCTGATCTTCAAAGCACCCGCAGATCTAATCACCCACAAGATATCGTGGCCAGTCCAAGACGATCCACGCAAGACCGAAGTGGTCTTCGAGCTTAGAGCTGGTTCAGTGCAAGACGTTCTGCCCCCATCTATCCACCCCGACACTGGCCGTCCATACGAGTGGGCAGGCAGGTCAATCTTCGATGGATTGCCAGAACTACCGACCCAGCTCCTGATCCTCTGGAGAGACTGGGATAAGTTTCGCCCACAGCTCCAAGACATATGCCCGTGGAAAAAAAAGGCAGAGTTCCAGCCAACCCGCAAGCCCCGCCCAAAAGGTGAAGGCACGTCAGTAATTGACCAGTTCAATGAAACTCACGACATGCACACCCTACTAATTCAATACGGATACAAGCCAACATCGCGTGGCAGATACCTGTCGCCAAACTCCACCTCCAAGTTGGCCGGCGTAAAGCTATTTGATGATGGCCGTGCCTATAGCCACCACGCATCAGATCCGTTTGATTCGGCACACACCTTCGACGCCTTCGAGCTGTGGTGTCAGTACGAACACATGGGTAACGTCAGCAAGGCAGTTAAAGACGCGGCCCAAATGATGAACGTCACCCAAGATCCAAACCACGAATATGATCGTGAGGCCATCGAACACGGCGCAAAGGTAGCCGCCAACATTATGTCCAAGCCCAAACAGGCGGACCTACCACTAAATACAGTACCCGAAGACTTGCTGTCAGTACCCGGCATTCTGCAAGATGTGGTCAATTACTACACCGTCACCGCCATCAAGCCCCAGCCTCAGTTCGCTGTTCAGTGCGCTCTAGCTTTCGGGTCAGTGGCAATGGGCAGGCGCTGGGTTACAGATCAGCGCAACTTCACCAGCCTGTACTTCCTCAACATTGGCGAGACTGGATCTGGAAAAGAACACACAAAGACTGTCCTAGAAGAGCTGCTTGAAGAGTCTGGCCTAGAAGAGCTGATCGGCCCATCTGGATACACCAGTGGTGCAGGCGTTATGTCCACCCTCACAAAAAAGCCCACCCACGTCTCTGTAGTTGATGAGCTGGGCCGTCAGCTTAAAGCCGCCGCAGCAAAGGGTATGCAGCACAAGGCAGACGCCCTCACCTCCATCATGGAATGTTTTGGCCGCCAAGACGGCGTTCTAAGGCAGCAGGGATACGCAACAAACACAATGAAGTCTTCTGAGGCAGCAAAGCTCGAAACCGTAGTTAAGCGCCCGTCATTAACCCTAGTCGGCATGTCAACGCCCTCTGAGTTCATGCAGGCAATCGGTGGTGGTGACGTGGCCTCTGGTCTTCTAAACCGTTTCCTGATCGTCAAATCAGATATTGGCGTCCAGCTATCCCAAGAAAAGCGCCGCTCATCTATCTCTGATAGGCTGTCAGCTTGGGCAAAGGAACACGCAAACGCCCACGAAGGTGACCTAGATGCAGGCAACATCAACGATATGCCGCCCCACCCAATCGAAGTTGTCTTCACCCCAGAGGCCAAGAAGCTCCTGCGCGACTACGAAGAGCGCCTAGTAGCCGCCATCAAAAAGGAAACAGGCACAGGTCTAGAGGCCATGTACAATCGATCCAGAGAGATCGCCATGCGCCTGTCCCTAATCGTGGCGCGATCAATGGGACAAGATGATATCGGTTCAGACGCAATGCAGTGGAGCATCGACTACGTTAACTACTACGCCAAGCAAACTATCGAAATGTTCCGCTCGAACATGGCCGAAGGCCCATTCGATGCAGCCTGTAAGGCAGTCTATGCCCGTATCGAAAAGGCTGGACTAGGTGGACTAACTGAGCGTGACCTGTCGCGCAGCGTCTCAGCCTTCGCTAATATGGACAGACGCAAACGTGCGGACGTTCTGGACGCACTACAGACAGACCGGGGCATAGAGTGCCGGGACCAAAACCAAGGGGCCAGAGGGCGTCCACGCTTCGCATACTTCGCCCCACCAATTAATTGAGAAAGGACTCAAAGATGAACAACATGATCCACCAAATGAAGCTGACGGCCAAGGCAGAAAATGCCCGTGCAAGGAAGACTTGGGGAACAATAGGAGGGGCCGATGACTTCGGAAAGTATGGCCGCAGTGTTGTCCTGCCACCCAAGGCCGAAAAGATCGAAGCCCTGCTGGGTGAGGGCAGGAGCCGCAGAGACATCTCTAACATCCTCAACATAACCTACCAAGGCGTCTCAGATTACATCGCCAGATACAATTTAGTCGGAGAGAAAAAATGACAAAATATACAAGATCAGAGATCCTCGACACCGCAAAGCAGTACGTCACAAAAGATCGCGCAGCACAGCACGGTGACATGGAATCCAACCTGACCACCATCGCAAAGCTCTGGTCAGTTTTCTTGGAAACGCCAATCGAACCGCATCAAGTTGGGGTCATGATGACGCTCCTGAAAATTGCTAGGATCAAGTCAACTCCCGAAAATGCAGATCATTGGCAGGATGGCTGTGGTTATCTCAGTTGTGGGGCAGAACTTATTGCCGAAAAACCAGAGCTAAAAGTCGAGACAATTAAATTTCAAGGCGGCAATACATGAAATCCTCAACCATGATAGGCGGAAAATCCAACCAACACGGTAGGAACGCCGCTGACTTCTACGCCACACCACCTGAATGCACCATTGCCCTACTTGATGAGTTCGGCTGGCTGTTCGAGGGGCTATCAGTATGGGAGCCAGCCTGTGGCGATGGGGCCATAACAAAAGTTCTGCGGTCTAAAAAGTATGAGGTTTATTCATCAGATAAGTATAGCCGTGGATATGGACTAAGTAAGGTGGACTTCCTTAAATCAGAAATGTGGCCCCAATCGATCATCACAAACCCACCATTTAATCTAGCTGAACAGTTCATAGAAAAAGCCGTTACTAGAGAGGTTCCCTTTGCTATGCTACTGAAGGCCACCTACTGGCACGCAGCGAAGCGTAACGAGCTGTTCAACAGAACTAGGCCACTGGCGGTCATGGCAATGTCATGGCGACCAGCTATGTCACCAGAGCGCGGCAAGAGCGGAACAATGGATTTCATTTGGACAGTTTGGGGATCTAAACCGTCACTCGAAACTAAATATATTGTATCTAAGAAACCCACTTTACCCCCCCAACAAGGTGTGATCTAAGTCTACAAGTGGGTGGTTTAATCTAATAAAAATACGCTTTGCCACGGGAATGGCGGTTGTTTTGATTGGTTACGTTGCTACCAGACTGCGCCAAACGACATGCATATCAACGGCCACCCACACGATGACCCCGCCCCTCAAAAGGTGGGGTTTTTATTTATGGCATGTTTATTGGCAGTATTTATGACATGCCTAAAATCACTGTTTCCTTCAACAATACCAACACGTTAAGTATTTATGGCATTTATGGCATTTATGGCATGTACTCTAATACTATTTTACACCCCCCCCTAGTACCCCCCAGTGTAGGGGTGAGGGAGGGGGTATGACAGTATGACATATATATAATAATAATAATAATAATATAATATATACTATATAAATAAGGAGTATCAGTTGAATGAATTATGGCAGATTTGGTCTATGCCATAAATATGACGTTAATGCCATTAATCAATTTACAGTTTATATCTGTGCATGGCCGTGATACCAGCAATTCAACATCACTTAGAAAGGAATATAAAATGACCAGCACAGTCTATATCGTGTCACGACCTAGAGAGAATAAATTCGGGTGGACACCAGACCTCACAGACGCAGCCAGATACGGTAAGCTCAAGATCGTCTTCGAGCCTGAAGACAAGCCGCAGTTCAATCCAACCAAAGCTATCGCCACAGCTCGAAAGGCTATGGAAGGCTTCAGCCCAGATGA